ACCTTTTGCATCTTTTTTGGCATATCCATATTGATTTTTTGAAACAGGTTCATCACTCATCTTGCCAAATTTCTTTTGAATATAAGAAGTCACTGTAGACTTTTTCAACTCATCAATTTGCTCAACATCTTCTTTTACAGGCTTACCATTCATATGAATAGTTGCATCTTCATGACCATGTTTAGATTTGATTTGTTGATATATATTTGTTTTGTGAGTAATTGGATATTTTGAGTGATGATAAATCTGACCCGTTTTTGTATTTTTGATTGAGTAAATATCCGCTTCGTCGAGGCCTTCGACCTCTTCTCTATCATCCATACGCTTTTTAGCGTCGGCTACTGTAGGAAAGCCTTCGTTGGTTTTTTTGCTGTCATTGGTGCCATATTTTAACTTAGCAACCAATCGAGCAGCAGCACGTTCATCTCGACCTTTTTGAACATTGTCATAAGCTTTACGCATGGCATCACGTACTCCCGCAACAACTTTATGTTGTTCGTCTGGAGACTGAGTTTTTTTCTTGTCATACTTACCAGTACCTTTTTTCTCATCCATCTGCTCAACGTCTTCTTTTCTCACATCTTTATCTTTAACGTGACCCATTAAATTATGCTTTTTACGATAGTGCAAAACTGTTGCGGCATCATTTACTTGGTCAAGATACTTGCTTTCAGAACTTGGACTATGGTCTTTCATTGCTTTTGCCGCTTCGCCTGCATCTTTCATTATGTGCTTTAGTGCAGCATCAGACTTGCTATGATACTCATGACCTTTTAATGGCATTTGTTGACGATTATAACTTTCTTTTACTGGAGTATGACGTTCGACACGGGACAATCTGCAACCCTCTTTACATTTTTCGTGGGCTTGCTTAACTGCATCGTCATCGTCTTTTGCTACCAATAGATTCATACCTGTCCATTCACCTTTTTCATTTTCATAGTGAGCAGCATGAGTATGTGATTCATTTTTTTCGATAACAACTTCTTCTTTAACTTTCATGTGGTCGTCATACGCTTTATTGGTTTTAACATTATATTCTTTGCCACCAGGACCAATATCTGCAACTCTTGTACCAATTGGTTTATTGGTTTTAACTTTAACAACTGCTTTTTTAGCCTTATCGTCTTCGACTTCTTCTTTCTTAACTGTAACAGGAAGAGTTTTACCTTGAAATTCAAATGACTTTTTGCCAGCAGCAGCAGAGGCATGAGCCTTTTTACGCAGGCCACTTTCTTCAACTTCGTCTTCTTTCTGCATTGCCTTTTTTTCTTCATGAGTGTAGCCAACTTTGTAGCTAAAATGCTCATTGTCTTTACCACCAGAAACACGACCTTTTAATGTGTCAGTGGTTCTCTTTGCTCTGTCTACTTTTTCTTCTAGTTTTTTGGCTTCTTCGGCTTCGTCCATAATTTGCTTTACGACTTCAGCCACGGAATCCATTTTTAATTTATTGTTAAACATTACTTTCTCCTTTTGTTTTTATCTGCATTTCCATTTTCTTAGAGACAATGCTTTTCTTGTTGGTTCACCATTTGGTTTTTTCATTGGACCTTTCATACCACTCATTCTGGCACAAAAGGATTTCCTACGTTTCGCTGCTTTACTGCCAGGTTTAACTTTACCTGTAACTGCTTTCTTTAACTTAGAACCAGGATTTTCTCTACGATATGAAGCAATACCTTTTGCATTTAATCCACCTGTAGGATTTTTGCCTTCTTTTCTGCGCCACGCTGCTGATTCTTCTAACCACTCATATTCTTCATCCAATTCTTCTTTGCGATTTTCCCAATCGAGAAGTTCTTTAATTGTTTCGATATGACCTTGAAGATAACCATGTTCCATACGCATTTCTGGTGTCGTCATGGATAACATACGGTCAAGCTGGTCTTTAATATTTTGTGCCATCAAAAGATAACCCATATCATCTTCTTTTGGTGAACCTTTTTTCTCTTTAAGGTGTTTCTCAATAAAGAAAATACAGTCTTGTAATTTAGCCATGCCTTCAAATAAATCGTACTCATCATCTTCAATTTTATCGTCAATATCGTGATATAATTTTGTTGCTACTGGACATACATGGAAGTAATTCGTATCGTAATCAAATACTTTTACTTCGTGGTCTGGCATATCATTATCTTCTTTTTCTGCTTCCCAAATAACTTCGGCTTCTTCTTTAGTTGGTACACAATTTGGTACTGTTTTGCCATTCTTTTGTTTTGTACCAACAGCAGTATAACCTGTCCAACAAGCCTTCTTTAAATCGCCCGTCGGTTCTTTAACTTCTTTGACTTCTTCTTTTTTACATGAGCCTTTAGAATAAGGTTCTTTACCAGGTACTGGTTTGTATCCTGTCCAGCAACGACCTTTTTCGTCCAATGATTGTTTAAATGATTTCATTTTTTCTTCTTCTTTTTGATTTCTATGCCTATCTTTCTATCATCATCCTTATATGATTGCATAGGTTCTTTATTAGTAGCACCTCTTTCGCCACCACTAACTCCCATATCACTTGCACCTGGGTCATCAATAGCTTCTTTTACTTTTTTTCTAAAGTCAGTAAAAGATTTCATTTCTGTTCCTTCTGAGTATGTGACATTACCTAGTCCACTCATAGGATATACAGTACCAGAACCTCTTGTACTAAACTCTGGTCCTAAACCAGTGACCTTCATTATTTTGCTTGGGTCTTTAGGTGTCGAATCTTTCTTCTTTAACTTTTCTTTGTCTTTTTGGAAGTTTGGCTCTTTTGGCTCTGGGTTTTTGGTGAGCGTGGGGCTCTTTTCTTCGTAGGTACGGAAGGCGTAGGTACCTGGGTTGCCGGGGGTATCTCCATACTTGATATCATCTCGCTTACCTGTAATTCTTGCAAGTTGGCAACTTGGGCAGTTGTTGTCGATGAGGAGTCTACCGTGTTTGCACTTATCGGTTCTATTTGGGGTTCTATTCTTGTCGATGAGTTCGATGCCGGTTTTTTGAATAGACTGATTATCGTTTTCAACATTTAATTCTTCTCCTCTTAGTGATTGTCTTAATCTTTCAATTGACCTATTATGAATTTCATTATCATGACGTTTCTTATCTTGACGATTTTTAATTAGATTTTTTAATGTACTTTTTTGATTTGATGTGTTATGCATTTTCACACCTTCAAAAATATTTACAAATTTCTTGTCTAAACTTTCTTCAAATAGCTTTGATGTGGTATCAAAAAATAATTTAGTGGTTTCTAGCAATTCACTTATTTCACTTTCAAAATCAGTAATACCAAATATATCAGCCTTATCTAAATCAATCGTATTATCGAATTTAATGAATAAGTCAAATGATTCTTTAAATGCTTTAGCATTCGTCTGTGACTTCAACCACTTTTCATGACGGACATCTTCTACCATCATTCTAGATAATTTTTGATTTCTTTCTGCACTAGCTTCATTTGTAGTGTCAACAAAAATCATCATTGTTTCATATCCAAAGTCTTCTAGTTCTTCTTTAATGTATTTGATTCGTTCTATATCGTTAGCAGAGCCATTAATAATTAAAGGACGGCGTTGTTTAATTGCATTACGTCTTTCGTCTTTTGTATGTTCTGCCAATTTCTGTTTATCTGCTAAAAAGTCATATGCCTGAATAGTATTGATTTCGACTATTTTGGATTCAGCAATGGCATCACGGATGATGGTATCTTTACCACTACCAGGACCACCAGTAATGAAAATTGCTTTAGCCATACCTCTATGGTGAGATTCGTTTAGTCCCATCCCTTTACGAACATCATGGAACAATTCTTTAGCATGTTTGTCGTTCTTCTGCATATGTGAAGAAAGACCAGACTTGAAAGATTTGTAGTCATTATTCTGTACATGGTTACGCATGTCTGTGCCAGATACACCAGCTTTTCTTTCGCCAGTTGATTTGACTTCAATTTTATTGAACTTATAGTATCCGTGTCTGCCTTCTACGCCATTGTAGTGATTCAATAATCTATGGTATTCTTTTACTCTATCTCCACCACCAGCAACGATAAGATGATTATATCCTTTCTTATGTGCCTCTGATGCATGATGCAAAATAGTTGGTAACTCTTTGCTTGATGTGGTAATATTGGTATTTGGAAATGAACGCTTCAAATGCTTCAATTTCTGTGCTGGTGTCAAAGGATTCTTCTTTGCATCATGCGAATGTGATGCAATAACTAAATGGTCAGCATTATGTTTTGCTGCCAGTGATTTTAGACCCTCTGCGTTCTCCTCATGCCCTTTGGTGGGAGGATTCATTCTACCAAACAGAATAGCAAGTGACTTCTGTTTTTCTTCTACGAGTTGTCTAAACGATTTCATCTATTTTTGCTTTTTAAGAAATTTAATCTGTTGAACTCATTTCTGTCATTCAACTTTGTTACCTTACCTTCGTGCGATACAACAAAGCCTTCTGGCTTAACACTTTGTCCACCTACGTGATGTTCTAATCCACCAGTATGTTGTGATAATGTATGGACTAATGTATTTTTTGCTTGAGTCAAATGACTATGTAGTTTAAATACATTATTTAGGTGGGTCTTATGCACCTTTAAGTGTTTCACTATACCCGCAAGTTCTTCTTTCTTTGCATTCTTTGCTTTGTCTGTTTTTAACTTATCTATGGCTTTTGTATAGCCACCTTCGATATGTTTTTGTAAGCCTTCTGTAGAAGGTTTTTCACTACTTCTCACTGTATGATTAATATATGTTTTAAAGTGGTCTTTGATAGGAGCAACAGAATCATACATAACGTCACCATGTTTATCATGAATAGATTGAGCAGCCTTCATGTGCTTTTCTAATTCTTTATGTGATTCGTCAGACATTCTTACTTTGCCAGTATCATGTCCGGGTTCACGGTGATATACATCAGCATGTTGCTTGAATCCAGACATATCTGGTTCAAAGTGGGCGTGCATAGACTTTGCATCATTCCCTAGATATTGAGTATGGGTATATAACCCCAACTTTGCTTTTTTGACTTTATCGTATTCTGAACTACCTTTTTTTGCAGAGTAGGTAATTGTGTTTGGCTTAAAGTGTACTTTGCCATCTTCTTCAGACTTATCGTTACCAGAGAACAGCAAATCTCCCTGATATACACCTTTCTTAGGAACTACCTTCGGAAGATGCTGCAATGCATGTTTTAATTTCTCGGCTAACCCAGGAGCGTGGCCATGATTGGCGTCAACATCCTTTTCCGTGTAATTGATTTTTGGAGTCTTATTAAATGCAGACTTTGACGCAACAAAGAACTTACCCGTTTCTGGATGATGACCGTAAACAATAGAAGGTGAACCATCATGCTTCATTGCTAACGTTGGGTCTTTTTTACCAGAAATAATATGATGATGGGCTTGTGTCAATACTCCCATAGCATGGTTGAATCCTTTGGCGCCATCATTGATAGGATGGTCCTCAAGATGCTCAATATGCTTGAGTTTCTCGCCTTCTTCATCGGCCTCTTCTTTTAGGAAAGTTTTGAAATTTAACATGTTTATTCTTGTTGTGAAGCAACACTCTGCGGTTGCCAGTAATACTATTTAGCATTCTGTTTCAGTAAACGTACATATTTGCTGCAAACCCCATAGCATTCTGCTTGGAATTCATCTAATTCAAGAAATTGTCTTTCTGGTTGTACGCAAATACTATTGATAGTCAATGGCTTACCAGGATATGTCCAGATAAAACCATTGGAAGTCAATGTGTAGTCGTCTTCTTGATGCCAGAAATACTCTAAATTAAATCCTACATATTTGATTTCTAGCAGTGCTTCTAAATTCTTACAGTGAATCCAGAGACCCGGCATAGTTAGGAATTGCTTGTCGATATAGTGTTTAGGTTCATCATGACCCAAATACCACTGCCCGTTATGGAGCCAGACATCAATCTCTGCATCATACCCTTCGTGTAGGGTATTCATGATAGTGTCTAGTCTATTCTCATTTTGAATATCTGGCCCATCTATAAGCCCTCTATGTGCTATGTATTTCATTGGTTCATGTATGCTTGTTTAGGAACGTATTCTCCTTTTGGAGTATGCATTATTTTTTTATCTATCATAAATTCTTGCCAAGGTAGTGCTAATTTTTCTATCCATGTTGTCGATATTACATGAGGACATAGTAAGTCAGTATCTTTATATATGAATGGTAAGTAATTTAAGATTTTGCAAAAGTTAGTGACAAAAAATGGATTACCAATTTGCATCATATCTCCTGTACCACCACCCATATGATTTCTATGTGCTAGTGTGTAGAATTTCGATGGGTCAAAATCAGGAAGGTCTTGATTGTACACCATATCTGGTCGCAGTCTCATTACCAAATCATAGGTTTTACCAGATTTCAGCATAAAATCTTCCAGCATCAATGCGCCCTGACCCATTTTATATAACATCGAAATAATGTTCTTGGGCACATGATAAAAATTTGGATATTCACTTGCTCGTTCTTCAAAATTTAATCTTAAATCTTCAAAGTCTTCAACTGCCATTGCTGTAGCTTTAAATGCATCAGCTACACCTTGAAAATCAATTTCTGGTGTTCCTTCAACAAATCCTGCTTTACTATGTGGGTCCCACCATGCTTCATCTCGCCATGTATGAATAAACACATCGGGTTTATATCTTTCCAGAATTCTTTCATTAAAGTTAGGAGCAACTTGGTCCCAACATCTCATATGGCCAGTCAGTACGATAGCAACATTCATTATTAAACCCTCATAAAGTGTATATCAGCTTCCCACTGGCCAGGACCATCAGGATTCACTGTGCATTTAAATCCACGTTCTTTTAACCAAGCAACGACAGTCTCCGTGGTGTTTTCTGTTTCTTTGTACAATTCTACATTATAGGCAACTTCACATCTTCCTTCTTTTACTTTATCAATTTCTGAACCTAAACTTTTTAGTACATTGAAGTCATTACCTTGTGCATCAATCCAAAGATAATCAATTTCTTCAATACCATACAGTCCCATAAAAGTATCAAGTCTAATAGTCATTACTTGTAGTCTATCTGTAAATTTAAAGTCAGGACGCCCAGGCCATTTTTCATGAATGTTATCAGCGAACTCATGCAACGATGAGCATCCCCAATCTCCAGTTCCTGCGATATTAAACCATTTGAATTTGGATTCAATATCAACTGCCATTGGAACTAAACGTATATTTTCAGCACCTTTGAATTTACTACTTAAATCTCTGAATAGTACAGGAGTAGGTTCAAAAGCATACACCATACTATCTTTATCCATTACAAACCGTTCAGTATCTCTGCCGTTGTTTGCACCAACTTCAATTATAGTTTTCATTTATAGTGCTCCAAGAAGTAATTCAAATCTTCTGGTGTGCCTATGCCCCACATCTTAGCAATATTCTTTGCACGGATTTTCTTACCGTCTGCAATTGCTTCATTGAATACTGGGCATACATAGAATTCATTATTAGTACGAATGTTTTTGTCAATCATTTGTTCAGCATACTTTACATAATCAGAACCATGTTTCCAATAATAGATACCTACGGTAGCAATATTTGAAATTGGATTCTTTTCTGCAACTTCAGATACAAAACCATCATCTCCTAGTTTTGCAAACGACCACTTAGGATGAGTTGCCTCAAACGTTACGATACCACCATCTACACTATCGGCAGTAAATGCATAGAGACATTCATTTGAATTCCACTCAACAAACTGGTCTGAGTTTGCCATCAACAATGGTTCATCATTATTAATAAATTCTTTTGCGAGTAACGTTGTACATGCTGCACCTTCAGTCAACCCATCAATTTGTATGATATCGCAACCCGGAGTAATCAAATTCAATAGTTGCTTGAGATTGTATTTCTCATAGTGTTCTTTTTGCACAAGGTAGATGAAATGTGCATCAACATTCAAATTCTCAACAACAACTTGAATCATTGGTTTACCATTGACTTCAATCAAAGGTTTTGGGAAAGTATAACCTGCGGCAGCAAATCTACTACCAGCACCAGCCATTGGAATAACAACATTCATTTTTTTATTTCTCCATGGTATATTTTTCTTCGTTTCTTCTTTTGTAAACTCATCAATCATATCAAGAAATTTATTACCATTTAATTCATATGCATCTTTGACTGGATATAAATGAGCACCAGAGTTTGTTGCACCTTCACGACCGATGTGACTATCTTCAATTATGATGGTATCTTTGGGTAATGCTTTCATTGCAGTCATACATTTCCAATACATCTCAGGAAATGGTTTTGGAAAAAATACATCTTCATTACTGACAATGTAATCTACCAAATTTAAAACACCCATTGAGTGTAAAGAAATTCTAACTGTTTCACGAATACTATTTGATGCAACTGCAACTTTCCATCCACGCATTTTTAGTTGCTGCATTATATACTGTGCAGATACGTTCTTTGGTGCATCAGGAATCAAATGAAATGTTGCTTTCTGTTTGTCTTGCCATATTTGATTATAGTATTCTCTAGGCAAACCTTTGCGTTCACTGAGCAATTCTAATTTCTTGGTTGTGTTTAAACCATCAAATACAGAAAGATGTTCTTCACGGGAAATAACGTATTTTTCATCCACTTTGCGTAATGCATCGTTGAGTGCATCATAATGCAGTTCACGGGAA